ACTTAAATATAATGCCGATCTAAATGGTGCCTTGAATATATTAAAAAAGGAATTCCCAAACAGTTTTACTAATGGGATAGAGGGCTTAATGATAAGTCCAAAGAAAATAGAAATATTATCTTAAAAATAAACTTAGTTTATAAAATCACGCCGACAGAATAATATATTATATGGTAAATGCAAACAATTTCTTTTGACAAAATGAAAAAATAATATAATATCAAGCATGGAACATTTAGTTTTTACATATCACGGAGGAGACGGTTACACGTATAATTATACGGATCATATCCCGTTTGAATATGAATCGAAAGAAAAAGCATTGTCAGACTTTTTTGATATTGCATATAAAGCATTGGAAAAAAGTCTTAAGGGTGAAAATAGTTCTATTGTATTTTTAGGTGGATTAGATCATTGGGGTTATCCTGAACGAGATTTTCCCATTTCGAGTTTCTTTTATATTCCTCGGGAAAATGAAAAAATAATGAAAAGTACCAATATTAATGCATGGGAATATATGGAACCCGTAATTCGGACTCTTGAAGAATGGTTTGATGCAAATCGTGAAGAAATTTATCAAAAAGTCGTTGACAGTGAAAAATAATGTGGTAAGATGAGTCATTCCACAGGGAATATTAACAATACAATAACAAATAGAACAAACACAAATATGAGTCGTCCAAAGAATCCAGACAATAACTATAGCTTCGTTGATGCAGTCACCGGGGAACCCATCCATACCAATCCTAAGCAGTTCAATGATCTGATGGCACGGTACGGTATCACCCGTGATGAACTCTTGGCTAGTTATGTCGGTCAGAAGGGTCGCAATCAGCTTGCGGCTGAGAAGTTGAGTGTGGCAGAAGCCATTGAGAAGTATAAGCTGCACCCAAATGTGGCAAATGCTCTTAAGGCATTGCGTGCGCCAGTGGTTAAGACCCCTCGCGCTAAGGCAGTGGAAACTCCTTCTACCGAAATCGCAGTTGAAGTTCCTGCTGGTTCAGTTTCGGAGGAAATCCCTGTTACTGATGAAGTGACAGAAACCGTTGATGCGGAAAAAGAAGTGGTTTCTGGTGTTTTCGTTGAAGCCTAATATCGGAAAAATAATAGCACGGGGATAGAATTTCTATCCCCGCATTTTATAACTTTATGATCCAGAACATTTCCGAAATTGATAACTCTATCAAGAGTCTGTATGATTCTATTACTAATTTAAATAAACAAGAAGTTTGGGATCGTATTAACAAATTACTTGAAACCCGTTGGGTGTTGATGCATCCTTGGTTGAATTAGAAAAAATAATAAAATTACTAAATAAACATCATCATGGATTTTGATAATTATAAAACACAGTTCGAAGAATTTGTAGAAGATGCTGATCTAACAGTCAGCGACAACACTCTGAATAAAATTGCCCGAAGAGCAATTGACCTTGAAAAAGAAGTTGATTTTTCCCTTGATGATATTAAGGAAGAAATTATTGAAGTAATTCCAATCCGATTCCAACATAATAAAGACTGGTTAGGATTGGTAGATGAAATTTCACTTTTCATCTTTGACGAAAAAGAAAACAACGACGATACCCCAGACTACGATGAATAATTTACTTGACATGATTGAATTGGTAGGTGGTCCGCTCTGTGGAGCGGAAACCGTATTTGACACAGATGAACCTAATAAGGAAGTGTATGAATGTCCATACTATAGAGGCATTGCCTTGTATCGTGTGCGTGCAGAAGGTGGTAAAGCAGACTATATCGGAGAATATAATCAATAATATGACTTGGGAAGAAGCAAAGGTTATTCGTTCAGAATATCCGCGTCGCTTAACTAATGCTCATATTCAGGAAATTCTTGAAAGATGGGGTGTTCTTGGTGAAGTTACAGATGCGGAAAAAATTCCTAATTCTTATATGTTTCAATTTGCATGCACCCCCCGTAAAGACGGGAACATGAATATTACGGAATTGAAGCTTTGGTTTATGTTCGATAATAAACAACACGAACAGGAAATTAAAGAATATAATTCTTCTACATATGAACGACCCGGTTTACAAAAAATTCACGGGCATATTATTGCAGCATGGTTCAGTCATATTATTGATGGTGGAGAATATCAGCCATCTACACAAAATTTGCGCAAAAGAATGTTGAAACAACTATGTCAAACATGGAAAAACGTTTCCACATGTTTTATTGAACAAGTGAAAGGTGTTCAATCTATTTTGAATATTAAAACACAAGTGCGTGCTGATATGCTTGTTCGTTATCCTGAATACAAGAACCATGATAATCCCGATTCGTTCGAAAATAAATGCTGGGCATATATCCAAAAATTTATTAATGAATAAGCTAGACTATTTCAAGAAAATCGAAGCCGCAGGGCATGCACTAATTCGTCACGGGGATGGTAGTGTTGATATTTGGCAACTTGATGTTGAATATCATAATGGTCCACGTTGTAAGAAGTGTGATGAAAGTTGGTGTCATCATTGCGAAGACATTATTAAGCCATGCACCGGAAGTAAATGAAAACGGTGCATAAAAGTTGTGTAGGACAAGGTATTCACCCAAATGAAATACCTTGTCCTATTTCTTTATTTCATGAAGTAATTGAAAATAAGGATACGCTGCCGTATAATGGTATCCGTAACTGGCGATGTCCCAAATGTTTTAACATACATCGCCAAAAAATAAATCCCAAAAATACAAAATGAAAAATAAAACAGAATTAATTGGATATTATGGTTCAGATGAGATACAAATTATTAAAAATGTACATCATCTACTAGTATTTAGTAGATGATTAGTAATAAAATTTGTAATAAATGTAATATCGAAAAATCAATTAATCTTTTTTATAGAAATAGAAAATCTAAAGATGGTTTAAGAAATAACTGTAAACAATGCCAAGATATATACAGAAATATATGGGCCAAAGAAAATAAAGAACGTTCAGATAAATCTTGTAAAATTTATAGAGCCAGAAAAGAAGTAAAGGAAAAAAGAAACAATTATCAGCGAAAATGGAGAAGTAATAATTTAAATTGGGAACTTTGGTATAAAGCTAAAACAAGAAGCATTGAACAATTATTACCTTTTAATATAGAACCTTCTGATATATTGATTCCGTCACACTGTCCAATATTAGGAATTGAGTTATATATAACTCGAAATACTATTGGTGATAATTCACCAACTGTTGATAAAATTTTTACAGAATTAGGATATATAAAAGGAAATATAATTGTTATATCTGCAAAAGCAAACAGAATCAAAAATAATAGCACAATAGAAGAATTAGAGAAAGTTTATACTTGGTACAAAACACAAAAATATGAAAAATAAAAACACGGTAGAATTGCTAGGCTGGTACGGGGATGACACAACTATAGCATGTTCAGCATGGACATCCACTAATAGAGACTTATCAGAAGATAAAAAGACTCGTATCCCCGGCTTATTAAAGATGCTGGCAGATGCAGGACATCATACCCCTTTCGAAAAAAGTTCTCTTCACTTTCTTGTGGATTGTGATATTGCTTCTCATATTCATTTGCTTAAGCATCGCATTGGCGTTTCAATCAATGGTGAGAGTGCTCGGTATAAAGAACTGAAAGAAGACAAGTTTTACATTCCTGATGATTGGGAAGGTATTTACCCAACTCATGATGTGGGTTCTCCTGATTATCCGATTGCGACAACAGAAAATTCATGGTTTAATATTCTTGAAGAATATACAAGAATGGGAAATACATTATACCATCAATGTCTCAAAGACCTTGAACCTGTTCTTGGTCGCAAACGTGCAAAAGAAAGTGCGCGCTTTTTCAAGACATACAATAGTCAAATTCAAGCTGACATCATGTTTAATATGAGGTCTTTTACACATTTTATTAAACTTAGGTATGATGAACATGCTCAAAAAGAGATTAGGGATATTGCCGCAGAAATGTTGGAACTTGTTAAAAACATCGACGGTAATCCATTTCAATATACTATCGAAGCGTTTAACTTATAATACCCAATTATATCCTTCATACCCCTTTTTAATTCTATATGTAATTAATCCACCCGATACATTAATTGCTTTGGCCGCAGCGGAACACGATTCATATATTATCCCATTTATAGAAATTTTTTTGCGTTGATTTCCATTATATTTTCCTTTATGAGCTTCTGAAATTCTTTTTTTAGATTCATCTGAATGTTGTTTACCATGAAAAGGATTATTTTTACCTTTTTTGGCACATATAATGCAACGGGTATGATCTTTACAAATCTCCGCCCCACATTCTACACATGAACCTTTTGCATATGATACTCCTCCGCGCCAATTAGGGTTTTTATCTCCTAAAAAATTTTGACGTATTTTTTCTTTATCATCTTCAGTCATATTGATCACTCTTTGCTGTATAGTTTTTGATATTTTTTGAATAATTTCATCTCGGCGGGGATGGTTAGTTAGATTATCGCCACCACCAACTGAACCAACATTATATTCCGGTAATAATCTATCAATCCATTCCTGTTCTTTGATAAAAATATCACTCGCCGTATTATCAGATGATAGAACTTCTAATATAATTAATGTAAAATTATCCTTACCATATTTGTTCCAAGCCCTTTGTAAGAAATCCGAATGATGCGTACTATTATTAAGTCGTGTTTTATGGCTAATCCATCGTTTCTTAATGTTATTAGAACTACCTACATATTTTTTCTGATTTACCATATTAATTATTGCATATACTCCTTTTATTTTCTCCATGATTATATTTATGGTATTCCCTTTAATAAATCAAATATTTGCTTGCAAAAGAAGCAGGATTGGAAGAAGGAACATTGACAGGATTTCTCAGTAATGTTCACTTCTACGAGAATCAAAAAGATGGTGTTTATGAAATTTTAGGAAGAGATTCTGATTTTGATTTACCAAAAATCAATACCGAAAATTTCACTTCTATCTTTGATTGGGAATATAATAATAGTCATTTAGACAGTTATAACTGTCTAAAAAGTATTAAAATACCTATTGCGGTATAGTATTATGCTGTCCATGAATCTACTAAAGAACTATAATGTATATCAGTACTTTCACTATAAGCAGGTGATGAAGCAAGTTCAGACCAGCGTGCATATATAGTACCCGCACTAGTACTACTACCATCAGAACCGGGACTCCCATTACCGTTACCCGTGCCTACAATTCCCTGTGTGCCACCTACACCGGGGGGAACTGATGCTAACCCTGATACCTTAGTATTTTTTAGTGTTAATGTTCCTGCATTTCCTGCATTTCCGCCGTTACCGGCTCCCCCTCCCGAATAAGTGGAATCATATGATGAACCTCCGTTCCCTCCGTTCCCTCCTATACCGGGAGGTAATGCAACATATCCCATACATACACAATTAGTTATGTATAAATCCCAACCGTTACCTCCGGTACCCCCGTTACCTCCGGCTCCACATGATTCAGAATAACCGCTGTATCCATTGCCTCCATTACCCCCAAGACTACCAAATAAATCAATATTACCATTTATAGTAATATCATTAACGTTAGCTATGCAAGAATTAATTCCTGCTGAACCATTAGTACCATTACCATTGGCACCCGCAGATTCACCATTAGTACCATTAGTACCTGTTGGCAAAGTTAAATAAATTGATACTATAGAAATATTTTCCGTCCCATTTCCCCTAATAGTTAATGTATCATTACCATCAAACCCTGTTCCCAAACTAATACCCCCTACAATACTCTGATTAAAGCCAACACCTATTAAAGTTATATCAGCGGAAGCATTAATGGCTATTCCATTAAAAGTGCCTATGCCTATATGTAAGACATTTGCACCTGCATCATATGCATCTTGAGGTTGTCTAAAAGGTTTGCTAGGATCACCTAAAATAGCCGTGCTATTATTACCATCAGTTGTCACCCATGCCTCACCGGGGAAAAATAAAGAACTCCCTCCACCCCATGTTGAAGATAAAGAATTTACAGTATTATAATTACTTGAATAGTTAGCGGTTAATACCCTAACATCTGTTCCTTGATAATTCCAATTTAATGCAGAATTTGTTCGAACAGTATTAAATGTTTCAACAAAATTAGCAGAATTTGTTGTTGCCCATGAAGTGAATACAGGATCAGATTCCGATCCAGATGATCCACCAGATAATATCCACAATGAACTATTCGCATTAACAGTCGAATATGTATTTTGCCAATTAGCAGATAATACCTTAATATCTGTTCCCTGATAATTCCAAGTTAATGCACTATTATTATTAACTGTTGTATAATTGGATAAATTATTGGCACTCTGAGATGCAAAATTAATAAATAAATTACTTAAATTGTTAAGATTGTAGGCACCTGCCACCAATGCCAAAACTGCACTAGCCGGTGTAGTCATCGTCGAACCAGCTTCGCTTTGGGTTAGTACCCCTTTATCAAGAATTAAAAATTGCGTGTTAGGACTAATTAATATATTTCTACTTGATAATTCAGACGTTTTTATAAAGGTATCAGACATAGTAATATTTACTTTAATTTGATATATCCTTCTAATGATGCTATATTACAGCATGAAAAACGACGAATTCCATTTTGATGGATATATTGAACATGAAAAGGATATTTTTGATGGATATTATAAATTTAAACAAGAAGAAACCCGTGTTCTTTATCCATTCGTAAAGGTGCGGTCAGGGGGGACAGATGAATTCCCTCAGTATTATTACAGAATGTTTGCTAATCAATAATATCTAATTATATTAATACATAAAGTAACCAACAACTGTTCCCGCAGAAAGTTGTATGCTCATAAAATCGGCATAAAACTGAAAACCTTGGGGAAGAGGAATAGCTGACAACGAACCCGCTGAATAACCGGGATAATATGTTGCACTAGCTACTGTTGCAGTAGTAGTGAGAGGAACTATCTTGAAATAGTTCCCAACATGATTAGCAGTATCATTGATAATATCAAATCCCATTCCACCAACCATCATTTCGGTGAAAATTGCTGTATTTCTTTCATTTTGCTGAACTGTATCAGGTGTTAAACGTCTCATACAGTATATTTATCAGCAATTGATTAAATCAATAATTCTTTAATAGGTTCTGCTTTATGTTTTCGATTCTCCCATGAATTTTTCAATATATGACAATTAATACAGGCTATTTGACATTGTGCTAATTCATATAGTATTTCCTGTTCAGTTTTGCCTCTTACACCTGTACTAGTCAATTGAAAATTTTTTATGCCTATATGATCAAAAGATAAAGTAGATATAAATTCAGATTTCCATCCACAATATACACATTTGTTACCCAATAGTTCTAGAAAGGTCCGTTTTTTATTATATCGTTTATCACGTTTATTCTGTTCGCCTAATGATAATGTTTGAACATTATCATTAGATTGTTTTTCATGAACTATAGCATGACAATTATGACACAATAATTCACATTTATCAGCTTCCTTTAATAATGTTTCTCTATCATATTTTAATAACTTTGTTGTATCTAGAGTGAATTTTTTATCTCTTAAATGATGAAAACACATTACAGATAAATCATATATTTTTTTACAATGCATACATATAGAACCTTTATATTCCATTAATTGTTTTTTAATAGATTGGCGTTCTCGTTGTAATCGTTCTTTTTTAGGAATCCTACATTCTTCTGAACAATATAAAATTCTTGAAGAACCTAAAAAATTATTAGAACACGTATAGCATGATTTAATATAGTGATTGGTATTCTGTTTATTTTTAATATATAAATTATGTTTTGTTCTACATATTGTAGAACAAAACAATCTAGCATTTTTAATTTTAAATGATTTGTTACAAAACAAACACACTTTTTCCATAATTTTATAGAAATTCTTTAATTGGTAATGCTTTATTTCCAGTAGTAAAAGGACGATTGGATGGACTCATCCAAGTATAATCTGGTTTTATACCTAATAAATACCCCACTGTGGAATTGAATTCACCTATTGTAACAGGTCTATCTTCTACTTTTTCTCCTGTTGATCCAGTATTACCGATAGCAAATCCACCAATATCCATACCACCTAGTACGCAACTAAATGCTGATGGCCCATGGTCCTTACCCTCATTTACATTGATCTTTGGAGTGCGTCCAAATTCAGTAGCAATAACAATCAATGTATCATTGATCAAACCTTCTGATTTAAGATCAGTGAACAAGGCATCTAATGCAGTATCAACCTCTGCACCTTTACGAGTCATATTGGTATTAATGTCATTATGCATATCCCATCCGCCTGTATCGACTTCTACATAACGCACATTATTCTTAATAAGGCGTTTAGCTAATAATAATCCTTGCCCAAGCTGATTCATACCGTAACGATCACGGGTTGCTTTGTCTTCCTTATTAAGGTCAAAAAGATTCAAATCTTGACTTTTCATCAACTTCAATGTTTCGTCATAGAAGGTATTATATGAGTTCACATCGGGAGTATTGAACTTCTGCTTAAATCCCCGATTCAATTCGTCCAACACTGCAAGACGATTTCCCATGATTGTATCAGATACAGATGCCTTACTGAAACGTAATCCTTCATTCGGATTAACGATATTGATTGGATAATATCTCTTATCGAGGTATCCACCTTTACTATGATCAGGATCACCTGAAATTAGAATATTGTCAGGAATGGTGCCATGTTGTTTACCAAGTAGCCAATATGATAAGGCTCCCATTGCCGGATGAATAGTGAGACTGTTCTTGGCATAGGATGTACGCATGAGATACTGCCCTTGGCTATGTGCGCCTGTTTTAGAGGTCATTCCACGAATCACAGAGAAGTTCTTACCATGTTGTGCCAACTTAGGGTAATACCCCGCTATTTGGTAATCTCCTGTGGTTGCAACAGGATCAACTCCTGTATTGATTTCAGGGAGTTTCTTCGGATCAAATGTATCTGTGTGGGAAGCACCACCATTGAGATATAGGTAGATTACGCGCTTTGCTTTACCAAACTTGTTCAGTCCAGTAGGAGCAGCGAAAAGATCATTACTAAGTACGGAGACTCCAAGAGTTCCATATGCGAGTCTCTCAACAAAAGTACGTCTTGAACATTTGTTATCGCCATTTATTTCATTTATCGAATTACTCATATAGCATATTTATCATAACCATTCATCAAATGAGAGATGTCGTTTTTTATATTCAATGTGTTCATAAATTAGCTTCTAAAAATAAATTCGCGTGTGTTCATTAATGCCCAAATCAAGTCATTAATATTTGTCTTTTCAATGATTGCCTTTTCTTGTATAGAAGGTAATCTAGCCAACAATGAAATAAAAATAATTTCTTTATTTTTATTAGCTGCTTCATATGCTGCCATCAATTGACTTTCTTTTGAATTGATTAAATCAATCAATGGTGAGTTCATTAATACCAAAATCTGTGACACACTGCCATCATTGTTCGCAGTATCAATAAGCACACGATCAGATGAACCGAATTCCTTTAAAAATAATCCAGTGAAATTATTTTTATTGAGCAAGTATGCAGAACGAACCAATTCAATTCCTTTATATTTGAGAAAATTCTTAGACAAGGATTGTTCATATTCCTGAATGCTCTTCATTTGATCAAGTAAACCTTGACCTGATACAGTTTCCCAATTCACGGTTACAAGCTTTGAATATTCAGAAAAATTAATACGAGTATAATTTACATCAGGGATCACCACGGACAAGATACTATCCCATACTTGATACGGAGACATACGCTTAACTAGTGGAGCTTGTAGCTTATATGCTTCTGTAGGACCATCATAGGCTACTCGGTTATAGAAATCAGATTCAATGATTAGACGAATAAGAGACTTCAAAGAATAATTATTAGCTTTTAATTTATTACCTAAAAAGACTATAATCTTACCTTCTGGATAATTCTTAACATCAAAATTAACCACTGGTTCAATCAATGGCTTACCAACCAATTCACCCCAAATTCTATTAACTATAGAATATGAAAAATCATCTTGTGTAATTAGCCAATTTGCTAATGCTTCCCGACGATCACCTTTAACACCCTTCACCTTACCATCAAAGGTAACAGGTTCCACTACATCATTAGGCTTACCATCTTTCTCATATTTGAAATCATGAGGAAGTCTTGCTTCTTTCTTATCATTCTCAGTTATATCAAATAAATTAGCAGCAAGGAGTTGACGCACATTATTGTCAATACGATCTTTTTTGGTGATGTCTTTAATTTGAGCATCAACCTTAGTTAATAAATCCTTATAATCTTTACGATTTGCCCGATTTTCTTCTTGAGCAACGAATGCATATAACTGATAGAATTGCTTCTGTGAATAGTCCTGAAAGGGATCATCATGACATTGAGCGCATGCAATGTCTTTACCAATGAATAGTTGCACACTGGTAGCAAGGTTATCTAGTGCCATCCCATTGTCACGCAACATGTAGCCGGTTGCAGGATTAGTTTGGAAAGTGCCTTTAGCGGTCATCATTTCCTTCACCCATACATCGTACGGTTTATCTAAACGTAAATTATCCTGTACGTATTGTATGTACGGGTATGATTTCAATAGGGCTACATCGTCACTAAGTCTATCAGGACGAATACGTAACATATCAGCAAAGACATTGTAAAAATTATTCACATAGTCTTCTGAAAACAATAATTTATCAATTAACTTCTGTTTCTTATCAGGGGCATTGTACGATACATATGCCTTAAGTTCATTTGGGGAAGGAATACGACCAGCAATGTCTATGTATAGACGACGTGCCATGGTATAGTCCGTGACTTTCTCATTCTTCCCTGCCACCTTATTAGTAGCATAATACTTGAGTAGTTCCCTATCAAGATCATTTGTTGCAAAAACGGATGCGACGGATAGAACCGTTGCCAAGAAGATAGTTACCAGTGTTTTCATACTGGTACTATACTTACCTAATTACCCATTTCTTTCAAAAAACTTTCTCAATCACAGGAATAAATGATTTTCCGTATTTTTCCCAAAGTTCAGGTGCCCATAACCATACGGTATCATTTTTACCCAAATAAAAAGTTGTGGTATATGCTACTTGCCGAATAAATTTCTTACAAGTAGTGTGCTGCATAAGACAATGTAACCCATTTTCTAATTGAGCTTTTTGTAGTGCCGATACTTCTTTTTTAGCAAAAAGGAACGAAAACTTTTTTCGAAACCAGTTGAGTTTATCGAACTCGTTTTGTGCTCTTTCTAGATTATCACTCCATCCACGCTCAATCTGAGCCGCACATTGACGGGCATTATTGAGAAGATATTTAATTGTATCAGGATTAGAGATTTTGATCACCTCTATGTAATTCTTCGGACTTCTTACGTGTTTCATTTTTTGATTGTGGAGATGCTGCGATTAATTTTCTAAAAAACTCTATACCAAATGCACCGGGAATATATCGGGAAAATATATTATGAATAGGAACAGATGGTTCATGGTAATCGTCCATTATTTTGCTAGGTTAATTAGCAGTCCAGTGAAATTCACTTCTGCGTCCGCTACTATAGCATGTTTATACATTGCGTCAACTGTATAAAGCACCCTTGCTGTATTTTGTTCTGCAACAAAAAAGTCAAATAGATTCTTCATTAAGAAATGATAATCATTATTAAATGCGGTTTCATTTGCCAATGTAAATTTACGAATATCCCAAATCGGGGTTTTCTTATTCAACATTTCCACAATCGTAGAAGAAATTGTTTCTTCCTTTTTAAGGACAGGAATAAACTTACCAGTAAGACATGCTTTTTGAACTTCATTGATAGTTTTACGAATATCAGGAAAATAATTCCGTACCATTGTTACCAATGATTTCTTATCTTCGGGTTGAAGAGGAATACCCTCCATATCCATAATTGTCACAATTCGTGACAGAACAGATCGAATATCAACCGCAAATTCATAATCTTGACACCGGCTTTTAATAGCTTCGATTAGTTTATGAGGATAATTCCCTGTAATGATGAATTTGACATCATCTAGGAATTCTTCCATAACACCTCTCAATGCGCCTTGTGCGGTAGTAGTCATACCGTCACAGTTACTGGTCAGTACTTCTTGTTCACCTACAAAAAAATTATGAGTAGTATCTACAGATAGATCATATACTTTTTTCTGTTCATCTAATTTTGTAATTTTAGTAATTTTTAATTTTTTTTGCATGATTTTAATAATTTATTGTATTGTATAGTAGCACTTTGATTATCTAATATCAATTTGTCATTTAAAAATGTATGGATATTATGCTCATTTACCCAAATGAATTTATATTTGTTATTTTCACAATATTCTATGATCTTATTCATTTTATCAATTTCTATATTGTATCGACTTCTAGGTTTTATTTCGTAAATTACACCTAATTTTTCATCAAAAAAATCAGTAATATATATTCTTTTATCAGATATAATCCTAAAATTTTCATATTTTAAATTTTGGTTACAGAACCAAAAACAAGCCTCCCATGAACTTCTAAATTTATGTGTAATACCATCTATTTCTATGACAGCTTTCCAATGTGTCCATCTATTTGTTATATTTGGGGTAAACTCATTATTAAGAATTTTATTCTTCATGGAAATGGAATTAAGCTCGGCACTTTTCTTACGTTGATTTATTCCTTTTTCGGTTTTAAAGAAATTTTTTAATGATTCGCCTTTACGTGTTAAAATTTCCCTACCTTTTTCTGTAGAGTATAAAATTTTCATGGATTTTGAAATTTTTAGCTTCGTCTCTGATGAAATTGTATAGTTTCTATTCTTAAGCCAGACTCTATTATCAAGTTCTTCTCTAGAGAATTTGGCATAATGTCCCTTTTCAGAAAAATCATCATAAGATAATAATTTCCCCGAATATACACTATAACCCGGAGGAGTAATTAGAAATAAAAAATATCTAAGCGATTCTTTTTCCATTTTCACTGATATGCTGGCTTTCCATGCACGATGATTACCTAATTTTACTCCTGTAATAGGATTTTGATATATTGAACAATTACTACGATAATAGTCAATTAATTGTTCAATTTCTTTATTTGTATATAATTTTCTTTTTAATGTATTACCACCCATATAAATATATTTATATGGGTGGTAATAATAAGTCTATCCGACTGTTATAATTTCTTGAATATTATTTTTAATCATATCCGATAATTTCATTTTTATTACTTTATTTTCAAATTCCACATACCATTTATGATCTAATGTACATTTTATTTTTTCATTATTCTCGAAATCCAATTCGTATATATCTTGTTGTCCTTTATATATCTTATAAAAAGGTCTATATTCTATAGTATTAGTTTTAAAATTGAAAGATTTGACTAGATCAGTTGTTTCGTCAACGTCCTTAATTGCAATTTTTTGTTTTTCTCCATCACGTAGAATAGAAACTAAAGTATTTTCTTCTAAACATTCATCTAATACAACGATTTTAATATTTCCATCAAATGACATGATAGAAACGAAATCACTGATTTTATTTCGGACCACATCAATACCCGATTCTTCGGACGCATTGATAAAAATATAGGAGTTTGGAGCAAATTTCTTAGCTAAGAGTTTAGCTAAGGTGGTTTTACCACACCCGGTATTTCCGAGAAATAGAAGATTATTGGTAATCTCTGATAGATTACAGAATATATCAGAATTTTCTTTTGAAAGAATTACTTCTGATACATTCTGTGGAGCATATTTCAATGTCCATACTTTTGAAAGCGGCGAGTCACTAGTAACATTTAGCATCATCTATAGTAGCACCAAACCAGAACAAAGTCAAGCCAGAAAAGATTGCAACTGCACCGACACCCCACAAACAACCTAATCCCACCAACAGACACGTCCACCCACCGATTTTATATAATTTCTTCATTGATTTTAAATGTTCTTTGTATTTTTTATTAGCAACTACCTTACAATATTCTATTTTTTCCACAGAACAATGGTTATCTGGATATACCGTCCTTACTATATCATAAATCTCTAAAAAATATTTGATAAATTTGTCAGGCCCATCCACATGTATAACTTTGTTCATTAATTTCTTTTTTTTTGTTCAGCTTTATTTTTGTTTTCAAAACGCTCCCATGAGCGAGACATCATCTGTTTAAGATGTGTTTCAGCGTTCATTAGCCGTTAATTAATGATCTTCCTTGATATTGAAGATTTGGAGAAGGATTTGCTTCTGTGACAGCAATGCTTTGCCATCTTGAAAGAATCTGAAATAATTCTGCTGTTTTTTCGGCAGGAATCTCAAATACTTGATTTCCGACCATTACCCGTGTTTTTATGCTACCTATAATCATATTGTGTAACTTACTACTTACAAAAATCGAATTCAACTATTAAGTATGTTAAATTGTAACTATGTTCAGATCGAAATATAAAAACGCAGCATACGGTGTAACAGTAAACCCAAATGAGAAAATTTCCCAACGAGGATTATGTCTTATCATCTTAGAAGAGGGTGATAACTATGTGGAAGGAGTTAAGTTAATAGCAAATGGAAATGTGAATTTCTCCATGTTAAAAACAGAAATTGACGCATTAATAAACACAAAGGAACTAGTCTTTATAGAAAAATTACCTAGAAACATTGCGCAAGAAATGTATGCAGTGTTTCAAGCTAATAAGTTGCAACAAAACTTACCAGTGGTATAGTGTTGTATGTCAATCACATATGAAAAGCTAATCATAGACGGTAATAACCTGCTTTACAGAGCTTTCTTTTCAAAGAAGAAACCAAAAATTATCAGAGATGTAGATGTCGGTCCCATCTACAGATTCTTGAGTATGCTTAAAAATCTGACCGAATATTATCTCCCTAAAGAGATTTATTTTACATGGGATAAACGCCTTAATCCTGATTTTGTAAATTTTCGTCGTGAAATTTACCCACCATATAAAGCAAATCGGGTAGAATCGGAGGATCGTGCCAAAATCCACAACTATTGTGACATAATGATTAAGTTTTGTAATAGTCTCGGAATTACTACAGTACTTCCATATGATCTTGAAGCTGATGATGTTACTTTT